AGAGGTGGCCTCCGGGAGATGTTCAACCGGATCCATGACCTGGCCCACTCCGTGGGTCTGTCCGGGTTCCAGAAGTCGGCGGTGGCGAACTACATGCCCCGAATGTGGCGCTGGGACCGGATCCGAACCCTGGCCACGACTGCCAAGGGCAAGAAGACCCTGGAAGCCCTGATCCGCCAGTCCATCGACCAGGACGGACGCAGGGTGGTCATTGACGGCGTCGAGGAGGCCTTTGAGGGCGACATCGATGCGGCAGCCAAGGTCTTCACCGAGCGGCTGATCGCCATTGCCCAGGGCACCGAGAACGCTCCCCTGGTTTCCCAGGAACAGGAACTGTTCGACGCCATCGTTGAACTCGGCGGTCCCCTGAAGGAGAAGTCGGGCTCACGGTCCCCCTTCGGCAGGGCCAGGATCCTGCTGAACGAACAGGCCGCCACGGATGCAGGAGAAGACCTGCTGGCCATGGGCAAGACCGGGCTGTCGATTGCGGACCTGACGCACGATGACCTGCCCTACGTGTTCCACAAGTACGTCACCTCGATCATGGGGTCCATCAACCTGAAGCGGATGGTGGATGCCTTCAACGACGAACTCCGGGCACGTGGTGTCCTGTCTCCCGAGTTCCTGGCCAAGAAGGGCCTGACCCAGAAGGACGTGCAGGTCGAGAACGTGTCCCAGATGATCGGCCTGGCCAAGAAACTGGGTGGAGCCATCGAGCCCGAGCATGAGGAAGCCATCCGGGAACTGATGTCGGCGATTGCCTATGAGCCGCTGCACCATGGCCGGACCAAGATGACGGACAAGATCCTGCCCATGATCCAGTCCTACGGCTACCTGGTGACGGGTGGGCAGTTCGGCCTGGCGGCCATGGGCGAGGTGTCCCGAATCGTGGCCACGCTGGGAGTCGGCAACACCGTTCGCCAGATCCCCCTGCTGCTGGAGATGGTGTCGAACTTCAAGAACCTGGATACCGAGCAGAAGAATCTGGCATCGGCCATCGACTCCTGGTTCTCCCCCTCCACGGATCGCCTGCGCCGGGCCTTCTCGTCCTACTGGGACGGAAGCCGGGACATGGACCGGGGCAAGTTCCTGAACAACGCCCTGCAGTCCAGCGCCAACTTCCTGTCGGACGTGTCCCTGCTGGCTCCGGTCACCTCCTTCACCCAGCACCTGACCGCAGCCGCAACCCTGCAGCACCTGTGGGAAGCGGCGGTTCAGGGCGGAAAGCGGCTGGACGAGTCCACCCTGCGTACCCTGGGAATGACCCAGGAACGCTACGACAACCTGATCCAATGGATCGGCAGGAACGCAGTCACCGAAAAGCGGTTCCTTGGTGAGCGTGTCGTGGACCTGAAGTCCGTGGACTCCCGTGAGATGGTTGAACTGGCCCAGTTGGTGGACCGCATGGTTCGCACCCGCATCCAGGACCTGCCGACCCGTGGTGACTTCCACAAGTCCATGTTCTCCTTCGTCGGCAAGTTGCTGACCCAGTTCCGCACCTTCAACCTGAAGGGCATCGACAACTTCCTGCTGCAGAACGCATCCCGGATGGCCAACGGCTCCTCTGCCACCAAGGTGCAGGTGCTGTCGGAGATCGGTGCGACCATGATGTTTGCCGGGCTCATCCAGTACATGCGGAGTTACGGCGACTACAAGTCGTTCGAGGCCGCAGGCAACCGGGAGAAGATGGACGAACTGGAAGCCCAGATGGACCTCGCTGGCTTCATCCGTGGTGCCATGACGGGTCCCTCGGAGTTCTTCGTCCCGGCTTTGCTGACCGACTTTGCGTGGACCAAGTTGGCCGACAAGGATCCCCTGTTCTCCCCCTATCGGTACAGCGGACTGACCTGGTATGGTTTCCCTGCCATGGCCGTTGCCAGCCGCGTGGACTCGGTGTTTGAGGACGTGTACGGATCCTCCGTGGCCAAGACCCTGGGGCTGGACCTGGAGCGGGAAACCACCTCCAGCACCCTGCACAAGGCTCGTCTGCTGCTGCCGTTCCAGAATCTTCCGGGACTGAAGCAGTATTTCAACATCAAGGAAAAGGAACTGTCGGATGACTGGGACCTCCTGGAGGAGCAGCCCCGCCGCCGCAGGAAATGAATCTAAGGAAACCGCCCCATGCCCAACCCCAATAGTTACCTGATCTATACCGGAGACGGGTCAACGACCGACTTCAGCCTGGCCGGAATCGACGGGTGGCTAAATGACGGGTTCATCGAGGTCTACCTGGATGGCACCCTGCAGACCACGGGATACTCCATCAACCTCGTCAGCGGCACGTGGAAGGCCCAGTTCACCACTGCCCCCGCGACCAGCGTCAAGATCACGCTGAAGCGGAACACCCCCAGCACCATTGCGGGGTTCAAGAGTGACGTGGTGGACTTCGTGGATGGGTCGGTCCTGACGGCTGCTGCCCTGGATCGAGCCATCGAAGGACTGGTCCACATCTCCCAGGAATCCCAGGATGCCTCGGAGAACACGATTGCCCTGAACAACGCCCAGACCGGATGGGATGCCCAGGGCAAGCGTGTGGTGAACATGGCCGATGGCCTGGACTCTTCGGATGCCGTCTCCATGGGCCAGTTCACCGTGGCCACCCTGTTTGGCGGGGCCGTCACGGTTCCCCAGACGTGGAGCATCACGGGCACGGGTGGGACGACCTATCCCCTGACCAGCCCGGCTCCCCTGAACACGGAGTCTTCCATGTTCCTGGTGGAGTTCGGTGGGGTCATCCAGGCTCCCTCGACGTACACGATCACCTCCAACAGCATCGTGTTCTCCACGGGCAAGACCGGAGCCATCTCCGTCCGCAACTTCGGCGTTGCCCGGAACCTGATCGCATCGACGGCCATCATCGAGGATGGGTCCATCACCACGGCCAAGATCGTGGATGATGCGGTCACCTTCGACAAGATGCAGAACCTGTCGGCGGACAAGATCATTGGCACCGTGTCTGCCGGGTCTCCTCAAGAGATCACCATGACGGGCTTTGGGCGGTCCCTGGTGGACGATGCTTCTCCGACCGCTGGACGGGCTACCCTGGGACTTGGGACCCTGTCTACGCTGGACCAGGTCGATTCCACGGAGATTATGAAGGATGCCGTTGGAACGGCTGCCCTGGCCAATGGAGCAGTCACCACGGCCAAGGTCGCAGATGCGGCGGTCACTGGGACCAAGATTGCCCAGCAGACCATCACCAACTCCAACATCGCGGCAACGACCATCAATGCCGACCGTCTGAGCCAATATGGACCCACCTGGGATGCCAACGGCGTCTCCTCTGGGACCGTTCCTGGGGCTCCCACCACGGCAGGCACCCAGGCAATCCGGCTGAACCGGAACGGCCTAGTGGAAGCCAAGAGCCTGGCAGAGACTCACCTCTGGAAGGGCTATAACGCCTCTGGAACCCTGACGACCACGATCCGGGCCGATGGGGCTGCCAGTGCGTCCACGGACCTGATGACCAAGGCGGCCTTTGACCTGCTGCCACTGTACAACCTGGATCCCCAGACCCTGTCAGCGACGAACGTGGGTTCAGGCCTGGTGCGGGTCGAGGTTCCGGTCAACTCGATTGACACCCGCCGCCTGGCCATCGTCAACCAGACGCTCACCGTGCCGAACACCGGGACCACCACGGGCACCCATTACATCGCCCTGAAGAACAACGGTGCCACCAGCGTGAAGGTCATGGTCCTGTGGGGTGAGTTTGCCTGGCAGAATGCCACCTCCGGCTTCCCCACCAACACGGCCTCGCCCACCAACTTCTCCCTGCCGTGGGCCTACAGCATGGGCAACTTCGTCCAAGGCATCCAGACCATTGGTGCCGGAGTCACCGCCTACTTCCAGGGAAGCGGTACTGGCTGGACTGGAACGGCCAACACGACAGACAGCCTCATCCTGACGGGAGACACGAACGCTTCGGTCTCCGTCAAGTTGTGGATCCTTCGCCTCAACTGAGATTGACCAATGTCCCATCCAGAAAGCGAGATGATGCTGGCCATTGGCCGTCTAGAGGGGAAAGTCGATACGCTGATCCAGATGCAGCGCATCCAGGAAGACCAGATCAAGAACCATGAAGAACGTCTTCGGGAACTTGAGCATTCCAAGTCGTTCGCCATGGGATGGGCTGCGGCCATCGGTGCCGGGGTCTCCGTGGTCGGTAACATCGTAATGAAGTCATTTTCAGCCTAAGGAACCAAATGCGGATTCATCACTTCATCCAGGGCGAGGTAATCACCGCCTCCACGTCCAACGTCAAGACCCCGACCATGCAGTACGACCAGTACGGGGTCTTCGTGGTCACCCACAGCGGAGCCAAGTTGACCGACAGCGCCTCCCACCGGATCATGCTCCAGGGCTCCCTGGACGGCACGACCTGGTTCAACGTGGACACCTGCTCTCCCGCCGATGCGGAGTACGTCAAGTCCAGCCTGGTAGCGGGAACTGCCCTGTTCTCCTGGACCAAGATCGTTCAACTGTTCCCCCAGATGCGGGCCCAGTTCGTGAACGGTGGCGGCCTGACCTACAACGCTTTCCTCGCGGAGTGATTCCTCAATGGGACTGAAGCCTAAGGCAGTGGCCCGAGTCAACGGCAAGACGGTTATTATTCCGTTTCCAGCGGGAGACGAAGTTGCCGTTGCGCCCCCACTGCCCACGCTTCCCCATGAGCCCACGGGGGTAACGGCTTCAGCAGGACTGTTTGACGTTTTGGTGAACCTTGCCTGGACCGATGCCTCGACCAACGAGACAGGGTTCTACGTCTACCGAAACACGACGAACACCACCACCGGGGCCACGCTCATTGCCACACTGGCGGCTGGATCGACGACCTACACGGACAACGACGATAACAGCGGAGCCAATGCCCCCGTCCAGGGAACCACGTACTTCTACTGGGTTTCCTCGTACAACCTGGCTGGTGAAAGCGCCAAGAGTCCCGCTGCTTCCAACGGCACCGGAGGCGTGACCACGATCTGGCTGGTTCCTGCTACGCCTACCAACCTGTCCGCGACTGCCGTGTCTTCCAGCCAGATCAACCTTGCGTGGACGGACAACAGCACGAGCGAGACGGGCTTCGAGATCTTCAGCAGCACGGACAATCTTACCTTCTCGTCCGTGGCAACGGTTGGCGCTGGTGTCACCACCTACAACAACACCGGACTGGCTGCGTCCACCCTGTATTACTACAAGGTGAAGGCCGTCAACCCAGGCGAGTCATCCCTAGACAGCAACACAGCCACCGCCACCACCCAGGCCGCCTCGGGCATCCCAACGCCCACCTTCGACATGAACTTCACGACCAACGCCTATGTCGGGGCAGGCGGTCGGTTCGCCCGGTCCAGCCGAGGCACGTTCGTGAACAGCAGCGGGTTCATCCAGACGGCGGAGATGAACCTGTGTGCCTACAGCGAGGATCTATCCGCAACGTCTGGAGGGTGGGTACGCGACGGTCTCCAGGCGTTCGGCTCCGGCAGCACCGTCAACGCAGCGGTTGCTCCCAACGGCACGACCACCGCTGACCTCATCACCGAGACCTCGGTCAACGGGGGGCACGGGATGTACTCAAACGGGAACGGACTGAATCTCACCTACGGCACCCAGTACACGATCTCGCTGTATGCCAAGAAGCCTACGTCAAATGCGCGTGAACACGTTTCCGTGGGCGTTGCCGCTGGTGGACACGGGTTGGTCGTGTTCAACCTGACCAACGGGACGTACACGACCAATGCTGGCTGGGCAAGCATGACCCTGCACTCGTACAGCATTCAGAGCGCTGGTGACGGCTGGTACCGATGCATCGTCACGTTCTCAGCCACGGGCTCAGGGACCACGGGAACCGGGTCCATCAGAATTGGACCATCCACCGCGTCACCCACGAACTACTTTGGCTTCCCTTCCTACCAAGGAGACGGAGTCAGCGGTGTCCTGATCTGGGGAGTCCAGTTGGTTGCCGGGTCGTCTGCGCTGCCTTACGCCACCACTACCACGGTAGCAACCGTTGGCACCCCGCGCATCACCCACGACCCCGTCACGCTGGCACCGCTTGGTCTGCTGCTGGAGCCCCAGGCAACGAACCTGTTCGTATACAGCGAAGCCCCGGTTACGGGTTCATATGGAACTTTTGGCGCGACAATAACGGAAAACAACGCAACGAGTCCAAGCAACACAACGACTGCCGCCCGGTTGGCCGAAAGCAGTGGAAACGAACCGCATTACATGCACACGGGCACGATCTCTTTGACCAACGCCGTGCAATACACGTGGTCTGTGTTTGCAAAGGCGGGAACCAGCACGGTGCTGCAACTGTTTGCGTTCACCGGCGGCGCGGTTTCAGACAACGATTGGGCTAACTTCGATCTGACTAATGGCGTTCTCGGATCGGTCGGAACCAACGTCACCGGAAACGATGCGACCATCGAGAACTTCGGGAATGGCTGGTATCGCTGCACGTTGACGTTCACGGCCACGGGGACAGCAAGCGCGCAGTTCGCCTTCTCGCATACCAACAACAGCACGACGGCAGCGCGAAGGCCCGTGTACTCCGGGAACGGATCGACCCGAACCCTCTTCTTGTGGGGCTGGCAACTGGAAGCAAACAACACCGCCACCTCCTACATCCCCACGGCTGCCGCCACGGTCACCCGCAACGCGGACGGTTGGAACCTGCTGGGAACGGACATGTCAACCATCTGGAACCAGTCGCAGGGTTCAATGGTTGCCAGCGGTCGTCCGTACACCCCGTTCACCAGCGGCGGCTTCGTCCGGGCTGGCGTGGGAGGCACAAACGCCAACGGATATTTCACTTCTGTCACCAACAGCGGACGGCGTCCTGCGATTCGTGTGGCGGGAACAAACTTCTTCAGCGGCCCGACCGGAAGCCCCACCAGCGGCGAGTACTACAAGTCTGGCTACGCCTACAACCAGGCAACCCCGGCCTTCACGGGCTTCGTCAACGGAACGGCAGGCACGACCCTCACCAACAGCCTGAGCGCGGTCACGGTGGACAAGTTGGAACTCGGTACCCGCATCGAGAGCAGCATGTCGAGCGGGAACATTGGCCTCGCCTCCAGCCCCTACATCATTGAACGCTTCCGCTACTGGAACACGGCCCTGTCCAACGCCGACATGTCCACCCTGACGACCTAAAGGACCCCCATGAACGACCTGTACCTGAAGACCGACGACGAAGCCGAGATGGCCTGGGCGCTCATCGAGGCTGGGGTCTGGACCGAGGACCAGGAGCCCACCGGGGTTGCCTGCGTGGATGTCATCGGGGAGATCCCTGCGGTCTTGGCCGAGGACGGCTCCGTGCTGGTCCCGGCCAAGGACGGCTGGCATGTCAACCTGCGCCCCATGCAAGAAATGACCGAAGCACAGTTGTCCATGCTTCCGATCCTTGATCCTCCTCCCGCAAACCCAGTAAGAGTATGGTTCTGACATGAACAAGGAAACGCTGGAGAAGATCCACGGGGCCCTGGCCCAGGAACTCCTGAACAAGGTCCTGAGCGGGGAAGCCACGGCCACCGAACTGAACGTGGCCCGTCAATTCCTGAAGGACAACGGGATCGACTGTGCCCCGCAGGCCAATGCGCCGATGCTGCAACTGGCCAAGTTGATGCCCTTCGATGAAGAGGCCGCGTGAGCGAACTTGAACGCAAACTCAAGGACTTCAGGAACTTCGTCTACCTCGCCTGGGATCACCTTGGGCTGCCGGAGCCGACTCCTGTCCAACTTGACATCTCCCAGTACCTGCAGAAAGGTCCCCGGAGGCGGGTCGTCCAGGCTTTCCGTGGCGTGGGCAAGAGTTGGCTTACTAGTGCTTACGCTGTGTTTCGGCTGCTGCACAACCCCAGGCTCAACATCCTGGTGGTCTCGGCGTCGAAGCAACGAGCGGATGACTTCTCGACCTTCACCCTGAGGCTGATCAACGAGATCCCGCTGTGCCAGCACCTGAAGCCCAGGGAAGACCAGCGAAACTCCAAGATTGCCTTCGATGTCGGTCCTGCGCCTGCGTCCCAGGCTCCCTCGGTCGTCTCTAAGGGCATCACCAGCCAGATCACCGGGTCACGTGCCGACCTGATCATTGCCGATGACGTGGAGAGCCTGAACAACTCTGCCACCTTCCTGATGCGGGAGAAGTTGCAGGGGTCGATTGCCGAGTTCGAGGCAGTCCTGAAGCCCGGTGGAGAGATTCTGTTCCTCGGGACCCCCCAGACGGAGCAGTCGATTTACCACGGGCTGCACGAAAAGGGGTACGACACCCGGATCTGGCCTGCGAGATACCCAGAGGAGCGCCTGAAGGTGGCCTTTGGAGGCAAATTGGCCCCTACGTTGGCCGAGGGCACCCCTGGAGACCCCACGGACCCCAGGCGATTCAACGCGATTGACCTGATGGAGCGTGAGGCGGCCTATGGGCGCACCGGGTTTGCCCTTCAGTTCATGCTGGACTCGACGCTCAGTGATGCCGACAGGTATCCGCTGAAGTTGTCCGACCTGATCGTGCTGGGCCTGAACCCCGAGAACGCCCCGGAGAAGCCGATCTGGGCCGCGAACGTCAGCAACGTGGTCAAGGACGTGCCCTGCGTTGGCTTCAACGGAGACCGTTACTACGGCCCGATGGACATCCTGGGCAAGTGGATCCCCTACGAGGGTGGAGTCATGGCCATTGACCCCTCGGGTCGTGGCGACAACGAGACCTCGTATGCCGTGGTCAAGATGCTGAACGGGTTCCTGTACGTGACTGCCGCAGGCGGTCTCAAGGGTGGCTATGCGCCCGAGACCATGGAACGTCTGGTAACCATTGCAAAGAACCAGAGCGTCAATCGGATCATCGTGGAGTCCAACTTCGGTGACGGCATGTTCACGGAACTGCTGAAGCCGTACCTGGTCAAGATCTATCCCTGCACCACGGAAGAGGTCCGGCACAACATCCAGAAGGAACGCCGGATCATCGACACCCTGGAGCCTGTCCTGAACCAGCACCGCCTGGTCTTCGACACCGGGGTCATCCGGGATGACTACGAGTCCGTGAAGCAGTACGCCACGGAGAAGGCCCTGACCTACA